ATTCGTGAGCCGATTTTCTCCGGTGCGTGTTTCACCAAGTGCGCCGTATCCGGCACCTTCAGCCGCAGCGATACCGCCTTTAACGGCAAGCTGGGCCACGTTACCGGCTTTCCCAAGGGCGTTGAGCGCCGCTATTTCCGGCGTGCCCAGCGGGAGCGTGGCAACATACGGCAGCGCGCGGCCAATAAAGCCAGAAACGCCGTGGACGCCTTGTTGGGTGGGGGCGTCGGCGTCAATGCGCTGCTGCAAGCGGCGGCCTGCGGCGGAATCCTTAGACGTTACGAGCTGTTGCACTCCACGGCCTAAGCGGGTGAGTTCGGCCCCTGCGGCGATCAAGGGCCGTTGATACCACGGGGAGGCGGCGTATACCTGCCGAGCAATAGCGGCTTCATCAACGGGAACGGTATAAATGGGCTTTGCAGCGGCTGGGGCGGCATCTTCGGGCGGCAGATCAGATAACCGTAATCGTTTAGGTGCGGGCGCGTTTTCGTTGGTTTCCGGCGGCAGATCAGATAATCGTAATCGTTTAGGCGCGGCCATTACGGCACCTCTTCTACATAAAGATCATCAGGAGTACCCCCCACAACGCGGTATTGTTTACCGCCACGCTGGATGATGTAGCCAACGCTATACGGCGGCGGTGTGTTTTTTATTTTTTCCATTGTTGTTTGGATTTCATTTAAGCTTTGTTCAAGCTTGGCGTGAGAAATCCCTGGGCTGAGCGAGTCAATAGAGTTTTGAATAACAGCTAATTCTTTTTCGCTCAATGCGCCGAAGCCGGTCGCGCCTTGAGGGGAAAGTGCTTTTAATTTCGACATTACGCCTAATGCGATTTGCGCTTTTAAAACCTCTAATTGCGCTTGCGCGTCGCGCACGTCTGTATATGGAAAGGCAGCGCTCAGTCCGCCAAGAGGGGTGCCTAGTCCTTTATAGCCTGGAGAGTTTCGCAGGCGATCAATGGCACCTATGAGCGTAGTTGCTGACTCGACGGCGTCATGATGCCGTGCCAATGCGGCTTGTTGGTTTTGTTCGGCTTTTGCCTGTAGCGCGGCTTTTTTCGTCTCCGCCGCATCGCGCCTTGTTTCAGTATCCAGCGCTAGGCGTGCTTGACCTAATGAAAGCTGCGCCTGTTGATACGGTGTGAGTTGTTGGGACGGTTCCGGTTTTGGTGTAATGCCTGGAACAGGTTTAAAAACGGGCGTGCCGTCAGAGGCTAATTGTACGAATCCGGCGCGGTCAGCGTCATAGTGCGGCTTTTCTTGTAGTGGTGCTTCAGCGACCAATTGGTTATTGGCGTCATAGCGTCTGGCACCTGGAGCAAGTGAATACGGTTGCGCGCTTTGTCCAGTTTGTGTCATCGCAATACGTGCTTTTGCTTCCTGGTCGAATGCTTCTGGGTCGTACTGTTCGGGTATCGGAAGCTTAGCGGCTTGGGATTGAGGCGTAATAAATGTGTTGTAAAAATTTTGGCGCTGTTGGGGTGTGATATTTGCGGTGGACAACCAGGCGCGTGCTAATTCTGTCGCGGTTTGCTGTTGTTTTTCTTGGGCAGCTTGTGCGTTTTTTTGGAATTGCTGTTGCAGTGCGTAGCCTGCTTGGGGATCAGTATCAATTAACGCGCGTAAATAAGCCTGACGCTGTGTTGGATCAGTGGCGTTAAGGGTTTGGCCTAAAAGCCGATTCGTGGCGCGTTGTTTTCCTTCATTAAAACCACGTTTAACGTAGTCGTATATTTCTAGTGGAGTCGCCATCGTCTAACCTCCTAATCCTTGGTTGCTTGCGTACCACTGATTGCGCCTATATGGATTGCGGATAAAAGCGTTATTCGCATACGGGTTATTTGCATAGGCATTGGCGTTACTCCCTGCAAGCGTATTAGCGTAGTCGTCTGTGTACGTAGTGGCGTTAGTGTTGCTGGGGTTTCGTCCTTGATACCAATTGCCAAAGGCATTTCCTAGCGATGCGAGCGCGTCCGTTGTGTTATTGGCTGTTTGGTAATATGCGCCAGCGCGTGCGGCAGCAGCGTTGTTATATTGGTTGCCGACGTTAGCAGCATACGATTGACCTAAGCCAGCGAGTTGACTCGCCGCAGCTTGGCCGGAACCAGAAAGGCCCGTTAGGCGGTTCCAATAGTTATTCAGATTCTGGGAGGCTAAGCCTTGGGCGAATTTCATTACATCGGCTTGATGGCCTCCTGAATACAAGGAGCCACGGGCGGCGGCGCTGCGGTCTAATCCTTGTAAGCCTTGATCGAGTGCATAGGTGTAGTCGGGCGCTTTTTCAAAGCCGGAGTAATCGCCGCTTAATACGGCTTGTTGGCCGGTGAGTGCGTTTTGTCCGGCGGTGAGCCACGGTAATTGATCTTGTCGGGCTTGGTTGTATTGGCGTTGCTGTTCGGCAATGGCTTCTTGGCTGGCGCGTGCTTGTGCGTTGCCCGCTCGTTTAGCAGCGTTGCCTTGAATGAGGCTGCCAATAAGCGATGCAGCACCAGGAATGAGGGCTGACCACATGGTTATATTTCCTCTAAAAAGCGGTATCTATGTTGCGCGGCGGCGCTGTTTACGCCGGTCCTGGTGCGGTTTGCAATGACATGGCAAGCAGGTTCGCCACGACAGGGTCGGTAATACGGATGTCGAACACCCAGCGCCGACCTTGTCCTAAGCGATAACGCCGCACACGTTTTTGATATACGCCAATATCACCTAAATCACGTGCAACCCACGCGGACCAGTTGCAGCCGCCATCTTTGCTATAACGGAGCAAAACGGTACGCGTCATGTTGGACAATCCATAGAGAAGCACCACTTGGTGCCCGTAATGGGGGAATAGACACGCACTTCGGCGAAAGCGTCGGCGGTGGTTTTTCTAAAGATGGCGGTTTCGTAATTTTTATGAGCAAATACGGTTTCAGGGACATCACTACCACCGGCGCGAATTTGTGTAATTTTCTCTGGTGGCAATCCTTTGTTTTTTAGCACGGCATCAAGCTGCGTTTGATATATCACGTTGCCGTAATAGCCGGTATCAAGCACCTTAACGCCGCCAATCCATACCTCAAATTTATCTGGATTATCTGAGGTGGCAAACGCGAGCGTTACTAAGCCGGTGGCACTGCCTAAACGCACGTGCACCACGTTAGGAAACGCTTCGCCGCCTGAATACATTTCCATGACGCCACACGGGATGAACTTAGCAGGTGGCTCGCTCGCGGGGGGCGGTTTTTCGATGGTGGGTGCAGGGGTAGCCCCCCCGTGTGCATCCGTACCGAATACGAGTTCTAAGGCATTCACGTTAAGCCGGTTTTGGTTGCCGTGAAAAACGCCGCTAACGCGGCGTCGTTCGATGATGTGGTCGCCTTCCCACGGCATCAACCAATCTAAAATGTATAAGGTTCCGTTAGTGAAATCGCCTGCAATCCATTGGGTGTTATGGCGAATACAGCAGCTCATCCGCCAACGGCGCATACCAAATGATTCGCGGCGGTGCCACTCTGCCGTGGCGGCGTCATAGCCCCACGTCATTCCATCTGGAAAGGACAGGTAATAGATTTGGTGGCCGCGATCTTCAAAGGTGAACGCAAAGGCTTCGGCGTGATTGCATCGGGCGATTGCTTGTTCCAATGGCTGGGTGCTAACGCGTACTGGTTGATAGCCATCGAGGCGATACACGCTGCCATCATGGCCTAACCATACAGCGGTATTCGCTAGGCGCTGCACGGTAGAGTGTGAGGCGCAACCAATCTGCATTTCAGTGCCGGAATGCCGTTGAAAGGTGCCGGTTACCGCGCCGGTGTTTATGAAGAATTCGCCGGTACGCGCTCCTAAGATCAATACTTCACGGTGTATCACCATAAGGCCGATGATTGCATCCGGCGCGCTTTCTGCTTCATAACGATCTAGTGTGTTATAGCGCGTGGCGTCGGCAAGATCGGAATGAAACCAAAAGCGGCCCGCAGGTTCTACGCCTACGATGTAATTGTCCACGTAGTCACAGGCTTTAAAGCCTGGGAACGCTGCATCGCTAATCTGCGTGGCTGCTGTTTCTGTAGCTGTGTTGTAGACGTAGCCAGACACACCATTAGCAATCGCTAGTTTGTTTCCGCCGGTGATTTGGTGATGTGCCATCACTACGCGGCCACTGCCTGGGATGTTGCCGCGATGAATGGCGGTGCCTGCGGCAGTGATTTGCCAGAGTGTGTTACCGACAACGGCGAATAATGTTCCTTCTACGTCATGCAGGCCACGCACCGGCGCAGGGTGTGCAGGATCAGGAACGCAAAATATGCGTGCACCAGGAGCACAACGCAGCATTGCTGATGAGCGACCGCCACTGCGTTCGGCTTTAACAGGTATCCAATTAACCGTGTCTTGCACGCTCCAAGGGAGTGTCTCATCGCTATATGCGCCGCCAATAATCGGGGCATCGCGCCATTGCGTGATCATGGATCATCTTCCACGGTATCGCGTACACGCTGCTGTGCTGGGCGCGGTAGGTCGTAGGTCATACGTGCATCTTCGGCGCGAATCGCGGCGCTAATTAGGTTGGCTTTTTCATAGCGCGCGTGATCGATCACGGCTTGATCTAGTGGTGCGCCATACCGTGCAGCCAGCAGTACGGCGAGATTGCAGGCAATAGCAATTTCTGCCTGTTTTGGCGCAGGAAGGATATCCGTTGGGTTTGTAACCTCGTGCCAGCCAAGGGCAAGGTTATTCGCTTGCCAACTGTGCATCATGAGATTAAGCATGCGCATGGCCGTTGTTGCATCTTCGGCCTCTGCAGCCTCATTTGCATCTAATACGCGAAGATAGCCAAGCGCATCTCTAATGATTTCAGCAACGGTAGACATGTGTTATTGCGTGACGCGGCAGGCGTGATCAGGACGCACCGCAACTGGTGTACCGAAGAGGACATCAATACGGGTGTGTTCTACATCGGCTTTACCATCGCCAAAGCTCATCACGCGAACGCTGATGCTTTTAACGGTGGCGGTGTAGCCATCACAGTTGGCCAGCACCGGCAGCGGAACGAAGGCAGTTGCAAAGGCGTCTTCATGGAAGACAAGATTCTGCACGGCAGCCGTTGAGGGGGCACCTACGATAGTGAGCGCGGTACGGTCTTTAGGCAACGCGGTTACCGTGCCTATTGTTGTCGTTGAGGTAAGCACAATTGGCGGATAGATAGTCACTCCATATTCGCCTCTACGGTAGTCGGTTGTGACTAAAAATTGCCGTAAGCGTGTGGTGGCTTCGCCGGTGATCGGATGCGTTTCAAACACACCGGCTAGCGTGAATATCGTTCCTTTAGAAAGCACAACTAGCGCGGTTCGTGTGTCGCCTTTAGTGTCATCAATAGCTAAAGTAGCACCCTGATTTCCCGTACCAGTGACAACGAGGCCACTGCCTGGGCCGTTGGTATGCGTAGGCAGCGCAAGTTGTTTGTAAAACTCCAATCCGGCAAACATGCCGACCGCATTTTTACTAAATTCACCGCGTATCTCATCGGAGGTATGAAATAGCGTTACGTTGGTTTCTGCTAATGCGTCATTGGCATCTGTTGAAAAATGCGCGCAGCGATCTGCTTCTGGGGCCAGATGGTTGTCTAACACGGATGCGGCGGCGCGCCACGGTGGGCGTGTCCCTGGAATGGTCCCCCATGTGCCTACGACGTTCGGCGTTTGGAGATACATTGATTTAAGCAAATACGCATTCACTTTGCTTGATAGCGAGTTCATCGCCGGACGTAAAAAGCGTTTACTAAAATCGGTTAGGTCTAACTTTTTTTCTTTCGCGGTAAACGTTAACGGAACATGGTATTGCTGATCTACAACCAAATTAACGTAGGTTTCGCTCACTGAAGGCGCATTAGCAAATCTGTCTCCGGCGAAATTAGCGCCAGAAAAAGAAACCGGCATCGGGGGGACCATAATTTTTACGGTGTCGCCTTTTTTATAGCCATTAATTTCCTCCCCAAATTCTTTGGAGCGGGTGGTATTAATGTTAGTAACCACGTTGTTTTGCTCGACAAGCATTTTAGCGGATTCGCGTGCAATCATTTGATGAGTGAGTGCCTGGGTTCCCATGTGTGTTCTCCTAAAATGGCGTGATAGTTTTTTTCGTTTAGCGCTTACGACGTTTTTCTACATCGCGCGCGTACCAGTCTTCATCGGTCATTTTTTCTGGCGGGATGTCCGTTGGTGAGCGACCGGATACGGTGGGTGGGGGCGGAGGTGCATTGCTGAGGGGTTTGCTGTGCGTTCTGCCTGTTAGTGTCACAACGTTTTTTTGCGGTACCGCTGGGGGGGCGGTGTTCAGGCGTGCCGCAAGGCGTTCGACGGCAGCGGCTAGGACTTCAGGCCGCATTGATGCTAATGACCAGAGTTCATCTTCGTTATTAGCTAAGTGATAGGCGATTTCTGGGCCTTTTTCATGGGCGATAATCGCCGCTTGCAGTTCCACCGGAAGCAGTTCAGGCGCTATCGCGCTAACGGTTTCGTAAAAATCTTGATGCGTATCAACAAACGCTGTTAACCGCTGTTGGTAGGCGGCATACGCCTGCTGTTGTTGGCGTTCTTCTTGTGTTTGCTGCTGTTCTTGTTGCCATTGTTGCCGCAGATAATTAAGGCGTGCATCTAGAAAGGCGTTGAGGTCGTAATCGTACTGTTCAAGTTTGGGCGCGCCGTCGGGCGGTGGCGTACCAGGGCGGGGCGTAGGGGTGTGGTACTGGCGTTCGAGTGCGTCCAGGCGCTGCCGTAGTTCGGCGTTTTCATTGTTAATGCGCTGTATAAATTCACGCGAGCGATAGCGTTGTTTTTTTTCAGCATCCTGCTGCGTTAATTCGGCGTCATTGGTGGTGTGTTCGGTGTCGGGTGTGTGTTGTTGTTGTTCTAATTGCTCCGCTTGTGCGTCGTTTTTCGGAAGCTGTGACGCATCCACAGTGGCGGCAACATTCGGCGATGTAGTGGTGTCCTCTGTCATGGTGTTTTCTCGTGTCGGCTTATGTCGGCGGGGAGGTAGGCAATAAAAAACCGCCTTGCGGCGGAGGTGGTGTTTGTTGTTGCTGTTGTTGTTGCGGCATGCCCCCAGGGTCGGGCATGGGCGCGCCTACTGCTTGAGCGGTGACGGCGTTTCGTAATTGCTGCTGAGTGGCTTCAGCTTGCTGGTGTTGGGCGCGTGCCTCGGATAAGCCTGCATCGGCGGTTACCTTTTTAAGCTGTGCAAGTTGCATTGGGTTGGGTTGCGGCGGCTCAGGTGGTTTATCACCTTCTTTAGGCGGTAGTACGCCTTGGGATACAAGCAGTTTCCGAAAGGCCGCAAGCACTTCATCCATGCCTGGTAAATCCATGTTCTGCACGCCTGCGTAAGCTAATACCGCTGCAATCTGAGGGGCGGCTCCGCTGACTTGTGCGGCAAGTTGCATCATGGCCTCTGCTGCTTCCATGCGTTGCGTGGCGTAACTCGGGCCAACGGTTACCGTAACGTCATATTTTCCTTTGCCAATGTCATTCAGTACGACGCGGCGGCCTGTCATGGGGTCCTGGACTTCTTGATAGAGCTGTTTCCATTTTTCGCCACCGTCTTCGCCTAACACACGTACCGCGCGGGGGGTGTCGTAAACACGAGGGATCATATCTACGAGAATTTCATAGGTGTAACGCACGGCGTATGCAAGGTTATCGACGTAGTTAAACGTGGCCACCGCGCCCTGTTGTTTGCGGCTGTTAATGGCGATGCCGCTCGTTTCATTGCTGCGTGCGCCTAAGCTTGCATCATATAAGCCGGTGGATGCTTTAACGTCGTCGTTATCCATTCCGGCCAGTTGAATTAAGGCCGCAGGGACTTGCGCTTGTTCGACACGTCGCGGCGCGGCGCCACCGCATTTAACGATATTAGCCAACAGAAACGGAAAATCTTCGGCGTTGGCGTCTTTCCACATGGTTTCATGACCGGCAATCATGTCTGGATCGACAATAAACGGTGCTTTAGGTGCTTTGGCGACGGCTTCCACTAAGGCGGAGCGGTGTAGGTTATGTAAGCGCTGTTGGTCTTTGCTAAAGCGCACCATACCGGACCAATAATCGGTACCGTCGATATTTTCAATATTCCCCCACACGGGAATGATAGGGATGAATTTGCAGGGAAAATCATATGGCTTGGTCAGCCAGCTTTGGCCGTTGGTAAGGCGCATACGTATGCGATGACCTTCCACGGTGCGCGTTCTCTGAATCTGTATGCCTGTTTGTGCTAAAAACGCTTTTGTATCTGCTTCAGTGACTCCGGCCTCTTTTGCGATGTCATCGGCGAAAATAACGCGCCCATCAGATAGGGCTAATAGTTCGCGTTTACGTGGTTCTTTCCACCAATATTCAGCAATCCGTATTTGTTTTGCATCACGCCAGCCTTTAACGCGTGTATCTCCGTCAAAGTCGGTCACATCGGCATCAGGGAAACGCCGCTCGAAATCGGCGCGCGGTAGTAGTTCTTCAACAAATGCATAATTAGCGTCACGTCGATCAATTTCAATCGCTGCCGGATCGAATTTCACGGCAAAGGGATTGCGCACGGCTTTAATGCGGATGTCTAACTCAAAGTCATCTTCTTCTAGGTAATCGGTAGTGATGCGCAAGGCACCAAAGCCGCCTTTTACCGCTTTTTCATAGGCTATGTCGTAGGCATGATCGGCGTTAGAGGTGCTTTCGATATTTTTGCAAATGCCTTGCATGATTTCAGCAAGGCCGTGATCAGCTTCTTCTACGCCGCGCACTTTGGCCGAAGGGCGTTGCTGGCGCATTTCATTAATAACTTGCTGCGTATGTAGGCGCAGTTTAGGAAATTCATACGATGGCCTGTTTTTGCGGCGGCGTTTGTGTTCTGGGTCCCATTGGCTACCAGGTACTGTTACGAAGGTAATATCATCGCGTGATTGGTCGTACAGGTCGCGGCAATAATCGCTAGCAAGCTGGTACCGTGAACGCATTTCGGTTAATGCGTCTGTGTCTTTTTGTGTGGAAGAAGCCATGATTAGTAATCGACGGTGTACTCATAGACGGCTATTTGTACGGGGTTGGTGATTTTGGCATAGCGCCGCATCATCATTGCGTACCGTGTGGCGCTGAGCAGATCATCATGGCGTTTGGTAATCCGTCCGTTGTCGCGGTGGTAGAGAGAACACTCCTCAAACCATTCTGCAAGATGGCTAAATACTTTGAGGCGTCCGGTGTGCATGCGGTCTAGCATCTCTGTTACACCGGCTTCTAATCCGTTGGTACCGTCTTCAAAGGTGGCGCGCTGCGGCAGCATGGCTAAGCCTTGTTGGCGGTATTGTTCGGCGAGTTGGTCGCCGCTGCCTTTGTCGTGTTGTAGGCCATCATGTGGCCACGCCCACGGCAGGGTAACGCCCCACGGCTTCAGTGCGGCGGCGTGAATGATCGGCGTGGATTCGCGTTTGCGATAGGCACACACTACATAAAGGATGTCCGCATCACGATCCCAGGCGAGTTTGACCGCAGCGAAGGGATGGTCGTAGCCAAAATCCATACCGCCGATGAGTGCCCATTGTGCAGGAATGGCGAACGGCGCAACGCTGATTTCTTCTTGAGCAATAGGAAACACGCGACCGCTGCCTAATGCCGGAACGCCTTGGGTGCGCGCGTCGCGCTCGTGGGGTGGATAGCTTGCGGTGATGCGTGCGCACTCTTCGGCGGAATAGTGTTCGGCGTCTTCAATACTCATCTGTACGTAGCCACGGTCTGCGGCGTCTTCTGTTAAAAAGCGCCGTACTACGTTTGACATGCCTTTTAATGGCGTAAACGTCATAAAGACGGGGCCAAAGGTGCGATTGGTGCGGGTGATGCCTTCGAAGTAGACATCTTCGGGCGGTTCTTCATCAAACCACACCCAATGAACGGTATCTGCTTGCCATTTTTCGCGGCCTTGGTCGAAGGATTTGAGCGAGACGGAGCTACGCGCGCCGGTGCAATGGCGAACATAGATGGTATCGACCAGCTCAGGCACGCCACGCGCCCACGTCACGGCATCAATACAGGCGCCAGGAATCGCACCGGTGCCTAATTCTGTCTTGGGATCGCGTCCAAGCAGCACGCGCTGCACGCCACGCCGTGTAAGTTCGCCTGTTTCCGAACCAGCAAGGCCGTGATTAGCGCTCGTAAAGCGCTTGCCTTGCCACCAGTCAGGGTAGCGGCCGGTGAGGTGGATTGCCGCCTCGTATCCGGCGCACAAGGTTTTGCCGGATTGATTGGCCGCGATTAATAAGCGTTCGCGCACGGTCGCGCCCAGTGCATGAAACGCGCTTTGTTTAAGGTAGGGGGCGTAGTCGGCGAGTTGGTTAGTGCAACGGCGGCGCGTTTTTTCCTCGAGTAACAACGCTAATGCCTGCTTCGGCGGCAAGCTTTGCAATGGCTGCATCCAATTCGGCATCATCAGCACTTTTAAGCGCAAAATCACCTGCAATATGTGTTTCTGTAGGGATCAGGCGCGCAGCAAGTTTGTAGAACTCCGTCCGGTTGGCACGCGCCCACTTGGCCAAGGCCGGAACGCCTCCTAGGCGGTCAAACGCTTCTAAAAAGGCGTCTTTAATCGCTTGCGTGTTGCGATTTTTGCTGCCAGGACGCCTACCGCTAGGATTACCCGAAGTGCCTTTTAGCCATACCACTATGTTACTTCCACCTTTAAAGTACGCTTATGGATAATACCGTTGGCTAACTTCATTACCAGAAACACGTCACTAACCCCCCAAAGTGCGGTTTTAAACACGATGCCGAACGAGGTCGGATGTTTCTCTGTCGGTTTTATTAAATCTACCTTAAAACTCTTGGTATTTGGCCCGGATAGTTCGATCGAAGACAAGTACCCATCATCTATTGGCCTATACCTATAGATGATGTGTGGCATATCCAAGGTTATGAGGTACTCCACTATAGAATTGGTGGCCAACGTTATTGGATACGGTTCTATTTCTTCGCCGTGTAAGAAAAAAGAGATTGATCGTTTAATAGGCTCAACACTCATGGGCGCGCCCGGGGACTGTCAAAACACAAATTGTTAGGATGTCCGGCAGTGCCAGTTAGCCCCACAACCTCCACGCACTCCACATAAAGGGACAACACAACAATAACGCTGTTAGATAGGGTTATCGTCAAAATGAGCGTTTTTTTACCGTAACACCGCCCAGTAAACACGATGCCAAACGAACACGCGCGGCGCGCGTGTGGCTGTTTTAACTGAGTAACAAAGTGCTTCGTATTCACGCCGTTTAGCGTGAATGAAGAGATGAACGTCTTATCTGAACGCAAGCAACGCAGCGAGATGTAGCACTCCGCTGTGGCTTTCTCGCCCACTTTTATGTAATACGGCTCCTCGTCCTCTACGGCCTGAGTGCCAATTAAGATCAAAGCTCCAGCGCTCACGGAACCCCACCAGCGCGGCGGCACGGTGGTGCTTGCCGCTGGGCCATCAACCAGCGTATATCGGTTTGCAAGCGTGAAAGTGTGCGGCTGTCGTTGTCGTGTAGAACGCGTAGTTGAGTAATTGCAGCTTCTTGCTTGGCGTTAATCACAGCCTGTTCGCGTAGTACGCTTTCCATATACGTTAACTTCTGATTAGGTTGTGATAGACGTTGTTCTAATTTTGTGTCTCCTGTCAAGTTTAAGGCGGCGTGCGCCACAAGGGTTACTAGCGAAGCAATCAACACGTAGGAAAAAAGCAAACGCGCGCTAGGAAGATAGGCCGCGATGCGGCGAACTGCGGCAACAATCATTTTATTTCCCGCCAGTGCCGAGCTTGGGCGTAATAAAGTTCTGAATTAGTTCTAACGTGTGTGGTGTGTCGATTAAACCGGAGGCAATTACAGCGGCTACAGTAATTGACTGGCTTAGCTTAAATTCTTCGCAAACACACATCACTAATAGGCCTACAAATCCGCTCATAGCTGCCTCAATCAGCACGCGGGAAACGGCCAGCGTCGCCTTAGCGTCAATAACGCGCATAACGTAACTCAGTGTTCCGGTGAGCAACGAAAGGGCGACGTAAAACGCTTCTGGCCACCAGGTAGGCAGTGTAGAAACGTCAATCACGGCGACCCTTTAAAGCGGCACGCCGTTGCTTCTCTTCAGCACGCCAGTCACTGCCTTCAAACAATGCACGTTCGGCGGCACGCCTGATGATTAAGCCAGACTGCACACGACCGCCCGCCCATTTCCACACATGAAACTGCTGCGCCGCACCAGCAACA